CGATTACCCAGTAATAAAGTAGCAGCAAGAGCTGCTGTCATCAATAAAGGATTCTTGAATTTTCCAACACCACCCATTCCTCTGGTAACACCAACTCCACCACCCATAGCAGTACTATTTCTTGGTAATACTCCTCTAAGTGCTAGTAAACCTACTACCCCAGAAGCAATCTCAGGTATAAGTGTTCCCAATGCAAGTCCACCTGCCTGAAAACCTCCACCTATATTACCTCTACTAAATTCAAGTGCTGAAAGACCACCTAAAATTGCTGCTATATCGGATCTTGCTCCAAATAAAGCTGCAGTACGAATATTATTTAAATTCTCCGAATCCTTTTTAAGTATCTTTTGCTCTTCTCTAAAATATTTTTGTCTTTCTCTTATATCTGATCTAATCTCACGTTGCATAGCAACCATATTATTATTAATCTGCTCCATCTGCAGAATAATACGGCCTAAACTTCTAATCTCTGGACGTGAAACCTGTACGTTATCCTCAGCAGTCTTTAATATCCTTTCATAAGCAGCATCCATCCTACGTTCCATTGGAATCATAGGTGTATTTGATTGTACGTTACTACCAGGCGTTTGCATGTGCTGCTTCTGCTTGTTGCTGTTCTAACTTTTGTTTCTCTAGGTACTTAATAAGAAAATTCACATAAACTTCTTTTTCCCAAGGTATCATATTCTCTATATCACTCAATGTCCATTTATGATACTGCATCAAGGAAAAATTAGTTTCCATAACAGCATCAATACTGGTATGATATAGCATTATGCGAAAAAATTTGATAGTCCCTCAACTAATACTTCAGATTCGACCTTTGTATTTGGATTAGTAACAGTACCCTTATACTGTAACTTTGGCATAGTCTCAAAGAAAGTTTCAACTAATTTGAACTGAGAAGAATTAAGTTGTTCTATGAACTTGAGTAATTCTTTCTTAGTACAATCACTTGAAGACCAAGCTTCCTCTTGAGTATAAATGGTGTCAATAGATTCGATAACTGTATTGAATACTTGATCAATCCTATCTTCACTTTTATCCAAATCAGAGAAAGTAAAATTACTATTCAAGAATTGTTTCATTGAAGGGTATTTCATCTTCATTGAGATGCCTTCACCTAAATCAATAACATCATTATGCTCATCAGGTACTACTAATTTGATATCTGAAAGAGCAATATTCAATGGAACCTTAGTTTGATTGTCATCTTGACAAGTAACTAATAATTCAACAGACTCACCAATAGATTTTCCTCTAATATTCAAAAACAAATATTCTAATTCAAAACTTGGAAGATCTTCAACTTTTACTCCACGAGTAATGATACATGACTTCAATACCTCCTTGAGGGTGGCAGCAATATCAGCATCATTTCCATTTTCTAAAGCGATCAATAAAACCTTTTCCTCTTTTACAAGAAACGGTCTATATTTGACAGTTTTATTAGTAGAAATAAGTTTCAGTTCAAAAACAGGTGCGTTGACCTTAGGTAATGGCATAATAAGTTTTTCAGTATTTTATATAGGAAGGTTTTAAGGAAGTAGAATCAAGAAGGACCAGGTCCAATATCAAATTCATAGAATTGACTATCATCCGCACCCTCATAATTGATTTCATAATCAGTAACTACTCCATCAGAAATAATATCATTTAAACTCTTAGTTTCTCTTCCTGGGAAAATAGCATTTTCAGATGTTGGTCCACCTCCAGATTTGGAAGTAGTTTTAGTATATTTCACTGTTGAAGAAGCGAGTCTAGAACCTATAGGTGATGAATTCAATTTCCATCCAGTTCTGGAAGTTCTACCAATATGATAGTAATCGTATTTGAATGTAACAGTCGTTTTGATCAGTTCTCCTTTACCATATGCTAATGGTGCAGCAACAATATTAACAGGAAATGCATTTTCTAGTTTATATGTGATACTACTCGGTATCTGCTGATTCCACTTACTTGTTCTATTCAATCTACTACTTTGATTGACAGTATCTTTACTAAATGCTGTTATTTCAATAGGAACTTTATAACTTTTAGGATATTGCATTCTTTTAAATTCACCACCTTTTTCAAAAGCTCTAGTTGGAGAAATAAATTCTACCCAAGCATTAAAAACATCATTAGTATAATAATCTTTCTGAGAATACCATGTTAACATAACATCAGGAAATCTCCTGAAAGTAGCATAATTCTGACTAACACCTTGTCTCAATCCATCAATAGAAGTAGTTTGAACCTGGGATCCAGGTAAAACAGCCTCAGAACAAAACAAACCAAGATAATCACCAGGATTAGTAAGTCCACCACGTTCATTATAAAACCCACTACCATTGATAAATCTCCTAAGAGAATTAGCGTTACCAAAATTTATAGTCACATCATAATTATTACTAATAGCTGGGGAAATATTACCAAACTTAGTCGAAGTCTCATATAATTCTGCTGTAGGCAGATAATGTCTACCCTGTCTAAAGGTATTTGGATCCTGTGCCATCTAAATATAAGATGCTTAGCTTATATACTATGTATGTCATATAAAGGGAAGTTTAAGCCAAAAAACCGTAAAAAGTATAAAGGCAACTCTAGTGAAATAGTTTATAGGTCTCTTTGGGAACTAAAATTTATGAATTACTGCGATAGTAGTAAACATATTATAAATTGGTCTTCTGAAGAAATTATAATACCTTATAGATGCCCTACTGACAATAGAGTCCATAGGTACTTTCCTGATTTCTACATCAAATACAAAGATGTAAAAGGTAAATTGCATGAAAAAGTAATTGAAGTAAAACCTGCTAAAGAAACAAAAGAACCAAAGATTCAAAAAGCAAGAACTAAAAGGTATGTCACTGAAGTGATGAAATATGCCAAAAACATGGCAAAATGGGAAGCTGCAGAAGACTTCTGTAAAGACAGAAGGTGGGAATTTCAAATACTAACGGAGAGAGAACTTGGAGTATAGAAACGTATTCCCAAATTCACAAACAGTAGGTTCTCCTGTACCTGGACATTTGATGATGTTCCAATATGGAGCAAAAACTGCTGAAAAATTAAGGTATTATGATAGAAATCCTTTATGTTATATCGTCGCATCTCAAGGTAATAAATTCTGGGGTGTAAACCTACATTACTATGCTCCAGAAGACAGACCAACCATTTTAGAATGGATGGATGAAGCTAATCCAGCAGACCTTCCTAGAGGATACCATAAATACCTAAAATCCTATGTGGACACATTGTATCTCGACATATCAATGGAAGAACAGGAACAAGCCTTGAATATGGGTTTAGAAGAATTTGTTAGAGACCTAGGTAGTATTGAGATACCATTCAATCCTGGGAGGATTTGGTAATGTCAACTGAAACAACAAGAGAATCCATTCTCAACAGTGGAATGACAGAAAAGGTTTTTACCTTTAGCTTTGAGGGTACAAGATACTACGAGGGAATAGACCTAAACCCAAATGGGGGAAATTTTGGTAAGTCTACAGGTATTTGGACACCAAGTGAAATTACCCAACCAGCACAACAACTTACAAAACAATATCTCGACCCAAATAGTGAACTAGCTCAAAGAATCATAGCAATTGACGGTGCTAGAGGAGTTGAATATAGAAATGCTATGACTGATGTTTCTACTAAAGCAGCAAACCAAGGTAAAAGCGAACAATTTGATACAGCACTTGAACAGTCTGGAATGTATAACAAATACAGAGGATTTGAAAGTTTTGCTGGAGAAACATTTCCTGGACAAGCAATAACTGCTGACACAAGTAAAGAAGAAGGGGATGGCTTAGTAGAACCTGCTCGTCTTCGTGATACTGAAAATGAATTACAGAATATAAATGAGACATATCCTGTGGATATGCAGTATAATAACCAAGACTACATTTATATCGAACAATTCAAATATTCGCCATCAAATAAAGGTATTAATGAAAAAGGCAGAAATGAAACATGGGCATCTAAACTTGGTGATACTATCAGGGATGGTCTAAAGAGAACTACAAACCTTGGCGAACCTAAAGGATCAGTAAGACTACCAATACCAAATAAAATAAAATCCAGTAATGGTGTTAGTTGGGGTGAAGCAAAAGCAAATGCTGTTGAAGCAGGAACATTCTTTGCTGCTCAAGAAGGAGTTTCAGGTATACTATCAAAGAAGGACAATATTGTACAATCTATAGCAGCTGGATTTGGAGGATTAAAAGATGTTTTAGGAGATGTAGCAGCAGGTTTAGAAAAAGACGGAAATCTGTCCCAATCAGGTCAAGTACTATCTGCTGTAATTGCTAAAGCAGCATTAGGAAAAATTGGTATCAACGTTGATCCTGCTCAATTCATTACAAGATCATCAGGGCTGGCAATCAATCCTAACATGGAACTCTTGTTCAGTGGTCCTCAACTAAGAACATTTGTTTTTGCCTTCCAATTTGCACCAAATGATACCAGAGAAGCAGCAGTAGTAAGAAAAATACAAAGATGGTTCAAACAAGGAATGTTACCTATAAGAGAGGACACAGAAACAATCTATCTTGGATCTCCAAACGTATTCAGACTAAACTACAAAAATGGTAGCAATAGAATAAGAGGTTTGAATGTATTCAAGTTATGTGCTTTGACTGCATGTGAAGTAGATTTTACTCCAAATAATGTATGGCAATCTTACGAAGATTCTAATGCAATATCAATGCCAGTACAATCTAACATGGCATTGACATTTACAGAACTAACTCCAATATTCGGAGATGATTATAATATGGTATCCCCAAGTCAATCCGTACAGGACTTAGAACTTGGATCTAACAGAATTAGCAGAGACGACATTGGATTCTAATGGCATACTTTGACCTTTTCCCAGACGTATTATTACCGTCACACTCTTCAAAACGTAATTCTAACAAAGACTTTGTTAGAGTAAAAAACCTCTTCAAAAGAGGTAAAATTAGAGAAGACTTTTTTCAAAACGCAACTACTTTCAACAAATATGCAATTATTGGTGATGAGCGACCAGATCAAGTAGCATATAAACTATACAAAGATCAGACTTTAGATTGGGTAGTTATGTTATCCAATAATATGATCAATGTAAGAGATGAATGGCCAATGAGTCAATATGACTTCCAAAGGTATCTTGACAACAAGTATGATAAAGTTCAACTAAGTCAAATTCATCATTATGAAACTGAAGAAATTAGACAACCTGATGGTATGTTAATTCTTCAGGCAGGTTTACATGTTGATGCCAATTTCACTTATAAGTACTCTTACATTGGTAAACAATATAGTGTAAACAATGTAACTGCAGTTACCAACTTTGAACATGAAGTCAAGAAAAATGATGAAAAACGATCAATCTACATAATAAGAAATGAGTATTTGAATGTTATTATAGAAGATATGAGAGATATTATGACTTATGAAGATAGTTCCCAATATATTGATGATAGAACCAAAAAAGGAGATAATCTTAGAATTCTGTCTCCTCGATAGTATGATGTGGATTACCTTCATTATGAGGCGTATCCCACACTAAAGTAATTCGATCATTATCACCTATATTGTGTGCTGAGTGTGGTACTTTATTATAAAACCAAAAGAAAGTGCCAGGTTCCACTATCATCTCCTCATCCCCTACAGTATAGTGATACCTTCCCTGTAGAGATAAGTGATATCTGTCTTTAGTAAGATAATATTTGCCTTCATCAATATGCTTACCAACACGTCCATCAGGTTGTAATTTGAAAAATGCTGCTCTAGCAGTTTCTTTGATATTCCAATTTTTCCAAAATTTATGGACTTCTGTGAAATGAGAGTAAAGTACAGTACGTCCCAATCCTTCAGTATCTTTAGGATTTTCGCCTTGTTTCACTTTTGCCATAGTTAGTGGTAAAAACCCATATGGGTTCTTTTTGCCACCTACACCACTTTGCTGAGAAACCCATTTCCAGTGTTTTGGTTGAATTTGCTCTAAAAGGGGTTTTGGGTCAATTCCCGTTTTTATGATTTTGATGTTTTTCATGAAAAAACCGAAATAATTTTTGATGCTATTATACTATGACCCTCTTTTGTAGGATGCATCGTTGCACCACGAGGAATGTCAGATTCATCAAGATATAGATCATACTTATATTTGGTATTTTTAGGAACTGTCAATAATATCAATTTTACGTTATTTGCCTTGAAATGGTCAATTATGGATTGTCTGAATATAAACTCATCTGAGTCACCATACTGCTCACTGTAATAATCTCTATAATAGTCAATATACTTTCTACCGTTACCTCTGCCAGGATTGATATTTTCCCATTTTCCGTTCAAATGTAATTCTGTCCGATTTTTGTAAGTCATGCAAATAATCCCTAAATCGTATTTTGTGATATCATGCTCTAGAGTCGTTCTGACTATTCTACGGTTACTACATCCATGCATGGATAAGTCGGTATAGTCAATATTCAGTTTTTTGGATATAACTGCAGCGTAACGGTCATCCCTATTTTCTAAACCATAACCATAACACCAACTATCACCGTTGAATAAAATCATAAAAAACCTTAAGAGTGAAAAAATTGCTGAGTTTTTTTTCCCGAATATTTGAAACTAAAAGTCGAATTTGCCTCAGTTATAATGTATTCCTATGTGGTAGGCAATCGAAACCCTGTCCTCATTTGACCTGTTGATGTCAACGTAGTGGATTAGATTACTGTTGAAGAACACACCTCTGTTAGGTTGAGGGTGGAAGTACATAGCATTATAATCTTTCTTCTGTGCTATCGTACACGTATTCATGAACCTATTATAGAATGGGTTCATAACTATAAGGTCACCTGCATCAGGTTCTGCCTTCAACCATAGTGCTCCACTAAACTCACCGACTGTATGATGATGCATCATATTAGATGCACCTGGTGGGTTTATATTACAAAAGAACCTAGTAAAATCTAACCAATATGGTTCTTCTATACAGTAGTGCTTGATATATTTTCTAAACTCTCTTTCAATTACATTCTTGATTGGATGGTTCAGTTGTTTCTGCCAACCACCTTTGTTAGAGTTACCATCAGACTCTGGATACTGTTCTCTTAGTTTATAGACATAAGATAAAGCAGAGTCTACGACAGATTGATCTCCATCGTAGACTCCAATGGTCTCTTCAAATGAGACGTACTCCATTACTCTTCAGCTAAACGCTGGAAGTATGATAATGCATCGTCATCATCTTGTTTACTATTCACAATAGGTGATGCAGTAACTGGTGTTGGATCAGCAGTAACAATCTCCGCTTCCTCATCAGCAACTTCAGGTGCTACTTTAGGACGAGAAGTATTCAGAACACTGTGTAAACGCTTCTCAAGGTCTTGATAAGACTTGAACTGATCTGCAGCAGTGAACTCTTCTAATGAGTACTGCTTCTTCCACAATGCTTCAAGAGCATCGTCATCATCTAGTAAAGGACTAGATGCAGCAAACTCAGAGGAATCATAGTTCCTATAACCTGCTACGTTCTTTGCCTTCAACTTGAAGTTAGCACCTTGCCAGAAATCAAATGGATCAATTGCAGTCTCATCCTCAAACTCAGGTTGCATTGCTGCTGTAATCTTATCAAAGATCTTCTTACCAAACTTATATAAGAATACTTTACCTTCGTTCTGTGGATTAGTTGGATCCTTTACGACATAGATGTTACTGACGTAAGAAAGCTTACGCTTCTGCTTACGTGCAAGATCTTTGTCAGCATCGTTACCACTGTTCCAAAGTAATCTGTTGTACTCAGAAACAGGATCTTTCTGACCTAATGTAGTCAGAGAGTTCTCAATGTACCAACCTCCTGGTCCTTGGAAAGCATGTGACCATACTTTTGCCCAAGGAAGTTCCTCCTGATCAGGTGCAGGTAGGAATCTGATAACGGCATAACCGTTACCTGCCTTGTCTACTTCCAATTTCCATAGTCTCTCGTCAGCACCTCCAGTGCTTCCCTTATTCATTTTCTCTATCTCATTGGTCAGTTTGGAAGTAAGACTGCCCAAGCGAGATTGCTTTTTCAGATTAGCGAATGACATATTCGTTGTATTAGGTGGATTGTAGTATTTTCACCGTAAACATAGTGTACCACACTATTTATGCTTTGTCAACAGAGATAAAATGTCTTTGTATATTCTAAAATAAAACTCTTCACCATGATCACCAATGTAGTCTACATGTTTTTTATATTTCAGATCTATGGGATGCAAAGGTTCATCGTTTGGGTTACCTATCCATAAAAGAATGTGTCTACGGTCACTAAGGATTGATTTTATACAGGTGTAGCACATCTTCTCATCTATAATTCCCATCTCTGGTGTATAAACATTTGTGAAGTATTGCTCCTTCCAATTCTCGAATTGAGGATCTGGATGGTTCAAGTAATCCCTTGCAAATATTGGATCAAGGTGTGGATTTACCTTACACTCAGATACATTCTTCCATATCCTACTTTCTTTGTCAAAGAACTCCCACCTTCTTCTCTTCGTCATCTGTATTACAAACAAATCAAACTCTGCTAACCTATCTTGATGCTCAAATAAATTTCTTACTAATCTCCTATTACTACTCCCTGATCTTGATATATTATACTCCTCTGCACCTAATTCTTTACAAAGCAGAGCACTAAATCTCTTCGACTCATGCTCAGGATATGCTTTTGTTCCAAAGGTTTTTGCACAACCATCAAAATAAATCTTCATTGTTTTTTCAACAGGGATAATATATCATCTGCTAGTATTCTATGACCTTCTTTATTCTCGTGTCCACCATGTGCTTTTGGGTATCTTGTATGTTCTATTTCAATGTCAAATTTTAGATCAGTATCCCAATTGTTATTAGTCATCAAAATAAGAGGCACATTATTTACTTTACAATGATCTTTTATGATTTGATATGTAATCCTCTCTTTTATACTACCATGATACTCACAATATATTTTATCATAATAATATGTCCAGAAATCCTCATGCTCACAACGTTTCTTCTTTTTCTTCCATGGTTTCCAAAGTTGTGTGTCTTGAATGGAAACTCCTCTCCACTTCTGATAAAAATACTCTGTCCTACTTGGATATGTCATCTGTATTATTGCTAGATCATAATCTGTAATATCATTCTCCACAAGTAACTGTCTTACAATACGTTCATTACTTGCACCACCTCTTGATATATTATACTCTTCAGCATCTAACTTCTTACATATCAGAGCACTAAATCTTTCTTGCTCTCTATTTTCTAGTTCACCTCCCCACATCCGAGAGCAACCATCAAAATATATCTTCATCGACGGAGACTTTGTTGCATTTGATTCAATGTGGTCCTCATGTTTGCAAAGATCATATTAAGATCAGCATCACCAAACCCCATCTCTTTAGAACCTGCTCTTATATTTTCTTTCATCTTGATTGCTTCTGGATCATCAGATAATGACAACCTAGTCCACATTATCTGCTGCTTCTCTAACAGTTCCTTGACTGTTTCTATATGTAAAAACTTAGCTTCATCACTCATCCCTGGAAACTTCATGATGACACTATAAAGTTCCTTCTGAAGATCATAGATGTCTTCCATCTCCATGCGAACTTTATCTGACTCGAAAAACTTACCCATACCTTTCCTTTACCCTCATTAGCAAATGACTTTTGTACTTACCTTTATCTATATTCAAAAATGGTAGGTACTTCCTGATCTTTAGACCAACTACCTTCCAGACTGGATCATCTAACAGTTTATCATAGTCTTTACAGTAAGAGAATACCTTTTCATAGATACACATCTCTTCTACACTAATACGACCAGCAAGATGCTCCTTAAGTATAGGTGGATGACCTTTAGATGCATCGAAGAACTCCTCATAATCATACTCATCCATCATATCTTCTGAGTTCTGCTTGAAGTTATAGAATAAACTTTGCTGTCTCTTCATCCACTCCTTGTATACTACCTCACCTGTCTTGATAATGTTTCCTATCCACAAACCTTGAGGATTGTCAGTGTCTACAAAGTTAGCAAGAAAGAAATCTTTTACCTGATCATCATTATATTTCCTAGACATCTTCTCAAAGAAGTAACGATCCTTTCTCTTATAGAATGATTCTACCTTTGCCTTAGACCTACCACCATACCTATGGTAGTCATACTTTTCCCTAGTAAAATGATTCTTGTACGCTAGGTACTGTTTGTAGGTGTCAAAGGGTGACAACTTTCTTTACTCCTTTCAGTTGTTTGTTTGCTCTGTACCACTTAGGATCTGATGGACACTTGTTACAGATCTCATGTGGTTTGAGTACCTGCTCTGCTATAGCATATAGATCTTCTATTGGTGCGTCAACAGGAGTAGGTTGATAGTTCAAATACTTCTGCCACACTGGATCATTTACCTGTCCTGTTGAGACTAGAGTCTCATGTAGGTAAGCAATGCTAGGACATTTCCATAGTTTCCCTGAGTATACCTGAACATTAGGTGCAGTGCAATACTCAAAAGACTTTTCAGTGTCACCATCCTCATGAGGATAGAACTTATTGTCCTTCCATTGTAGCAGATCAAACCACAAATCATCCCAATTCTCAGAAACTTCTAACAATTTCATATCAACTCCCTCCTTCTCTGCTACCTCAATGAAATCCCATACGTTCTTGTATGTTATGTCACCTGTTTTATTAGTACGACCTATCCTATGATCAGTAGGTGGTATGTGTAAACTGATACGAAAGATACCACCCTCCTTCATGTGCTCAAGGATCCAGTCAGTATTCTCTGGTATCAGTAAACCATTAGAGAATATCTTTACGTACACACCACTACACATATCTCTGATCAACTTGAGTACTTCTTTAGTCCTTGGTTCTATCAGTGCCTCACCTCCTAGCACACTGACATGACTCCAGACATGTATCCTAGGTAGTAGTATCTCTAAGTCTCTTAGTAAAGAATCAATAGACAATGAACTACCTGGTGCTAGTACACCACTGTGGTGGTTGCATCCTCTACATGCCATGTTGCACCCATTATGTGAGTGTACACTGAGCATCCTAAAGGTTGGTTTGTCAAATGATTCTGTAGGTTTAGGTTGAAAGTTCTCAGTATAATACTTCTTGAACTGTCTCCGTGGTGACCACAGATGTTTCTTATCTCTTTTCTTCTCAGTCATACTGTCTTCTTCAAGGCAGGATCTAACTGCTTGTTAGCATGATACCACTTAGGATTGGCAGGACACATGTTACATATATCATGTGGTTTATCTACTTCCTCTAGTGCTTGTCTTATATCTTCTGGTGGTTTGTACTCCAGATACTTTTGCCAACACTCATCGCCCAGTTGATCTGTTGCTGCTAGTGATTCGTATAGGTATGCTATCATACTACACTTCCACAACTTCCCTTTATATAACTGAACATTAGGACAAGAACATATCTTGAAACTCTCCTCTGGTTTACCATCCTCCCACGGATAGTATGTCACTCTATCCTTTGTGATCTCATATCTAAACAGATCAAACCACTCACGACGATCACCGTTAGGATACCTCGCTGCTTCAGTGAGTTCAAGTTTATCTATTACTCCTCTGTCCTCACACTCCTTGATAAAATCATATGCATTCTCCCATTCCCTTCTACCTATCTTACTATACCATGTACGATGGAAGGTCAGTCTAAAGATAACACCCTGCTCCATCTCATCCATGATCCAGTCCTTACACTGCATCAAACGTGATCCATTGCTGAACAGTTTGACATAGCATGGTTGTCCTGTAGATGCAACGAGTTCTCTGACTACCTTAGTCACCTCCTGTGTACGAGGTTCTAGTAATGGTTCTCCACCTATAATACTGACATGACTCCACACATATATCTGTGGCAATATTCTCTTGACATCCTCTAGCAGTTCATCTATGTCAACCACACTCTTTGTGGATAACAAACTACTATTATGGTTGCAACCCTTACAGGAAAGGTTACAACCATTCATCGTGTGTAGACACAGTATTCTAGTGGTAGGTCTTATCTTTTGTAGTTCTTCTATCTCCTTCTCTGATACGTCCTTGAAATTATCTATCCAAAAACCTTTCAGTGATCTTATATACTTTACTTTATTAGCTAACTCATCTAACCCATCATGTATGAATGCAGAAGCAATCTTCAATTCTTTCCAAGGTTGCATTAGATAGCAAGGAACTTTGCCCTCGATGTTCTCTTCAAGTAATTTAGGTTAGTTGCATTACACTTCAACTTCTCCTTCATAGGTTTAGTGATCAACTTAGTAACACTTTCAATCTCTATGCTATTCTGTTCACAGTAGTGGCAGATTGCCTCTATGTAATTCATACCAGTGTTCTCCTTGACTAGGAGTTCAATATCATTAGAGAACTTATCCTGACACAAAAACTTGTGCTTGATGGACTCTCTCACTTCAGTCTTTGTTGGCATTTAGTTTGTCTCCTACAAATTTTTCAATGTACTTTACTAGAAGTCTCATGTACTTCATTTTATCATACTCTTCGTAAACTTGCACCTCACCATTCTCACATGTCATAAGAATGACAAGTTTCTTTACAGGTGTACCAGTTCTTTCATAGAACATACATGCATAGGCTGCTGCCTGTACAAAATAATTCTCAATCCAATCTCTTGGTTTAGGTTTTGCTGCAGTTTTAAAATCTATTATTGCTAGTTCACCGTTGTATTCTGCAATACAATCAACAGTTCCAGCAACGCCCAACTCAGTTGAGTACAAACTTTTTTCGAGAGCGTATATATTATTTATATTTTCTAAAGATTTCTTAGCCTGATTGAATAACATCTTAGAACCAGGTGTGTCAGGGTCTACCTCCTTGTTCAATAGATGATTCTCTATTAGAGTATGCACCTTAGTACCACGAGTAGTTGCTCTCTTGGTAATCCTATTCGCCTCCTTATCACCAACCTTCTTTCTCCACTCAACAAAGACTTCCTTGTTGAAGTGAGAGGTAACTGATGTAATAGAAACTAACTTTTGTCCTTCAACATCATAAAGTCTAACCCCATCAACAGTCTCCCTACTCAGAGAAGGGAGATCACATTCTATATGTTTGAACATTACATACCTAATTCAATTTTACTAATGAGGTAACTCTTGACAAGACCTGACCTAACAATATCATTGACATTGAATTCAACAAGATCAAACTCAGGCATACGCTGGATGATCTTTTGAAAGTCTAAGATACCATTCTTCTCATTTGTCTTGACCAAATCAGTTTGAGCTGCATCACCACAGAACATGATCTTACAGTTCTCACCACATCTTGTCATTATACTATCTAACTCATGAAAATTCAAGTTTTGTGACTCATCAACTATAACAATTGAATCATCTAATGTAGTACCACGTATGAAAGATGTAGACCAGAAGGTAACACTCTCCTGTGTCTTGAGGTTACCCCATAACATTTCAAACTCAGTGTCAGTAGGTAACTCAAACATATACTTGACCATATTTTTATATGGTATCTGGTATAAGAATGACTTGTCTTCATGATCACCAGGTAAGAATCCTATCTCTCTTGTAGATACAAGAGATCTAACAAGCACCACCTTAGTGTAAGGTGTCAAAGGATCTAGTACTTCCTTGAGTGCTAGGTATAAAGTAATGAATGTCTTACCTGTACCTGCAGCACCATATAGAAATAGATTCTTATCCTCTTTATAAGATGCGAATGCTTTCTTCTGGTTATCAGTGATAGGTTCCACTGGAACCATCATGTCTGAATTGTATGGTTTCTTTCTCTTCATCTGCTTAGCCGTCATACCAGCACCAACACTGGTGGTCATCTTCTTTTTTCTTGCTGGCATTACATGTACCGTCCGTTCTGAGGTTTTACTTTAGAACCAGGCATCTCTGATACCCTAGACAGAACTTCGTTCCATCCTCCATCTGTTCTACTGTAAACATCTCCAGTCGCACTCACTACTCCTCCCGATCCTTTAGACCAATCTTTATCCCAGTCAGGATTATCCTTTCTCCACTCATCATACTCTTTCATTGTCATGGACAACTCTTTAGTTTCACCTGTCTTCAGATTTTTTAATGGATATGTTGGCATGGGTTGTTGCGAGTGATTTATTTATTGAGTCCTGAATAGCAGCACTAAAGTGTAATGGTTTAGCAGTACACATGTTACATACATTCTCAGGTATTCTACTATTAGAACAGAACTTTGTCAATTCTTTATCACTACAGTCAACAGATATTCCATCAACAATATACTCCTGCCATTCAGAGTCATCACTCTGCCCTGTAACAGACAGTAACTCCCTTAGGAATGCAGTGTTAGGACACTTCCAAAGTCTACCATTATATAACTGAGCATTAGGACAGGAGCATACCTGAAAACTCTTAGCAATTCTATTCTGATTGTATGGATATACTTTACCGTCTCGTTTTCTTATTGAATCAAACCATCTATCCTTGCCTGTATGATGTTCGGTGACCAGTACCTTAGGATGATTGAACTTCTTTATTATATCTACTACCTCTGGCAGGTGAATACTTATCCTAAGGAACACTCTTTGATCTTCTAGAACTCTCTTGATCCAGTCTTCATTCTGTAAGAGAAGTAAGCCATTGGTATAAAGATAGACAGGAGAATTAGTATATGATCTACATGCATTGACTATCTCCTCACATCTAGGATTGAGTAATGGTTCTCCACCTATGACAGAGACCCTACCAATATCTATACGTGGTAGTATAGTTTTGATGTCATCAATAAGAGCATCAGTGTCCAACTTACTACTTGGTGAGAAGTAATTACTAAAATGATTACATCCTTTACAAGATAGGTTACAACCTATCGTTGCACTGATGTCAAGAATGTTCAAGCGTGGCAAGATAAGCAGCTCCTATTGAAGTTCCACCATCATGTGCAATTGGTTCAGCATATATCCTCTGATCCAATTCTTTACGTAGTAGATAGTTTACTTTACAGTTCAAGAAACATCCACCTGCAAGTATAAGATCTTTACCATCAGCATATTGTGCTAAGTCTAATGCTCTATACTCCCATGCTTGTTGTACATAACTTGCTTCCTTCTTACTACCATAAGCAGCAAGACCCATGATCTTACCTGCATCTTCAGCATCAAACCCATAGTTTACACAGGTCTGTTCAAACAACTTACCAATACCTATATCTTCTTGACTAAAATACTTCTTATGAAGTACCTTCCATGATGGCAATTCATACACAGTCTCAATCTCTATGCCATCAGTAGTCTTAGAACCATTAGCATCTACAATGATAGCAACTGCCTCATCAAACCCTGAGTTCAACCAACCACATGCAGCATGAAGTTTATGATGACACCCACGATAGTCTACAAACTTAGTGTTAGGATACTGTCTCCTTATAGAAGAGACATCCATTGATGATAGAAGAGACTTGGATCCTGTATCCCAGAAACAATCTGCTATAGCAATAACATCAGGAGTGCCGTCAATATACTCTAATAGTTTTCTGATAGTACTATCATACTTCTTCCTAGTAATTCTTTCTGACTCTAAGTAGAACTCTATCTCACCACCCTTCATGATACAGATCGAACCATTGTTTGATAGGTTCAACCCTACAGCAAAAAAATTTGCCGAGTTTTTTTTCCCGTTTTCTGTGTTTTGAAAGGTCATTTTCCCCTCAGTTTCTGGACTTCAGGAAAATACAAGTAGTCAATGCCACTACCCTCAAAAGTTTCGAGTGCATCCTCTGGTGTCTCTACTAATGGATCACCTGCCATGTTGAATGATGTATTGAATACTAAAGGTACTCCTGTTATCTGACAGAATGCATCGATCAACCTATAGTAATGTTCATTCTGATCTATAGTTACTGTCTGTATCCTACAAGTATGATCTACATGTAGTACAGCAGGTATCTTATCCCATGTATGTTCTAATGCATCAACAGCATACATCATAAAGGGTGACTCATCTAACCCTGCCATGTCAAACCAATCATGTACATGAGATAACTTGACACTCGCTGCAAATGGTCTGAATGCCTCCCTCTTCTTTATCGTATTGACCTTATCTTTACCGTTAGGATCCCTTGGATCATATAGTATAGACCTGTTACCCAGTGCTCTTGGTCCTGCTTCTGATCTACCTTGGAATATTGCTACAACATTACGTTCCTCAATAAGTTTAGCCACATCCATAGAGGTACATGTATCTCCTTCAATATGTGACAGATCATACTTCGGTCCTAGGTAGAGTGTCTTCATACAACTTCTCCTATCTGAACCCCATAGTCAACATCCCTAGGTATTATCATACAGAATCCAATACCACAGTTGAATACCTTTCTCATCTCACTCTCTTCTACCTCACCTAAGGTCTGAATCTTATTGAAAATATCAGGACGTTTCCAAGAACTCCAATCAATATTTACTTTCAATTCTTCAGGTACAATCCTAGATATATTCTCCTCCAATCCACCACCTGTGATGTGTGCCATGCCCATGATAGGTATCTCACCCATCAACTCTTCTATTTGTTTTGCATAGATGGTAGTAGGAGTAAGAAGTTCTGGAGTAGGACTTGGATCTTTGATTTCACCACCACCCCATGCTTCAGTATAACCTTCCTCATAAAAAATCTTCTGCCTCCATAGCATATCATTGACCAAAGTATATCCATTACTATGGAGTCCACTACTAGGTAGACCAATGATCTTATCACCTGACCTTATAAGTCTACCATCTACTATCTCAGACTTCTCTACAATACCTGTACAGAAACCAGCAAGATCATAATCTCTCTGTCTAAAATGCTCTGCTGTTTCTCCACCTATAAGTTCTACACCTGCTATCTCACACCCCTTTAGTATACCAACCATGATGTCAGCAACATTGCCATCTATCTTCTGTGTAGAAACATAATCTAAAAAGTATAATGGTTTAGCACCACAGGTAATCACATCGTTGACACACATGGCAACTAGATCTATACCAATAGTAGTATAGTCATTAGCAACTCTACATATGTTTATCTTAGTACCTACACCATCAGCACCAGATACAAGCACTGGTTTCTCATACCCTGATGGTACTGCAAACAGACCACCAAATCCACCAATACCAGGTGCTTTTTCTCTAAGTTTTTCTACGAAAGCATTACCTGCTTCAATGTCAACACCTGAAGTTTTATAATCCATATGTATGTAATAATGCAGATCCAATAGCAAGACCACCATCATATGCAATGGGGTCAGTATATAAATTTATATTCATATCTTTTATGATAGCATAGTTTGCCACACAATTCAAGAAGAACCCACCAGATACACAGATGTTCTTCTTACCTGTCAACTGCACTGCTTTCTTTATCATAAAGATAGCATGTCTTTCAGCAGACTTCTGCATATTATATGCTAGGTCTGCTTCAACATA